AAATTTGTTCCGTCCCAAATTACAACCGGCGGAGGAACGCCAGTAACTCGCGCGCCCTGGGTTACCGCGCCAGACTCGCTCCCGGCCAACCACCCGGCCCCTCTATTTAGCTCGTTCGGATAAAGCACTCCACCGGCATGCGTTGCGCCAATGTCTCCAGCCGTGCCAAGCGCGTAATATGTTGCTGGCGAATCATAATCAAGACTTGGCACAGCCGCACCGGCAAGACCCTGGCCCAGCGTTGTCAGCGTACCCGCAATCGTTAAGTGTCCCATCACGTAAAACAAAACGTTTTGCGTCGCGGTGACGGTAATTCCATCGGATATGGTTAGGTCGCCAACGTTATACCTATGCCGAGCCGCCGCGAATGTTGACGCGCCAGTGATCGTGCCGTTTGCGGTTACGGACCCGCCAGCAATCGTCAACACGCCGGTTAAATCCGTCCCGGTCGCATATTCGGAATTCGGCAACGCCGCTCCACTGGCCGTTGACAGCGGCACCCACTTGGCGAGTTTCGAGCTACCGAACAGCTTTAGTTGCAGGTCGCCCGTGAGCCAGTTGATGGTGATGTTTTGAATCTCGAACACACGATCTATTGATCCAGTCGTGCCGGTCGGTTTTGTGTAGTCCCGCACCTGGTCCAACGTCAGGCGCACGGTATCGCCAACCTCAAGTGCGTTGAGACTTGGCAGCACGTTAACGGTAATCATCAACGGTGGCCCAGCGTACCTGTCGCGAATCGCTGCGAACTGGTTCGTCAACATCGCCGTGGTGTGAATATCACCGGAGAGACCGTCGAACTTCAGCGTGTACTTTTCAGCGCTACCGTAGGGAATCTGCGAATCCGTATCGACAAACAAATTCACGCGCGTGTGCTTCTGCGCGACGTAATCGTAATTCCACAACACCTCTATAACGTTGTGAACCTTTTGATAATCGTGCGTCAATCCGCCATAACTTACGACGGTTGTTTTATTGAGCTGCGCGACATAGCCTGAACTTGAAAGCACAGCCGCCATACGCTTAAGACCTACCGAGCCATCAGCGTAGATCGGGCCAAATGCGCCCATCATGAGCTGAAGCTGCTTCTCGACGAACGACTTACCGTCTGTTTCTTTAAGACCGACTTGGTAATACTGAAATCCTTTTGACGGGTCTGTCGTGTCCCACCAATCCGTACCGTATCCCGTAAAGTCAGCCAGCCGAACGTAGGCCGTTGAAATCCCCTGGTGCCAATGCGCCGGAAGAACCGCCCCGCCCTGGTCGTACAGCACGCCGGTACGAACGGCATAAATCAGTTTTGGAACCGGCCCCTCAAGATAGATAATTTCTTCTACTTTCGGCTGGCGGTCTGCGGATACGGTGGCGTCATAGGTCAGCTCAATTTCACGCGTACCGAACCGCGCGCGCGTGATCCCGGTGAATGTGGTTGAAGTCTTCCCGGTATACCGCAATATCTCAAATTCGTCTTTGTTCTTAGAGACTTTGATATAGCCAACGGTCGCGGAAGGCGCATCGGAATAGCCCGCATCGTGCGCAACCATTTCAAACGCGGCGGTGCCATCCGATACGACAGTAAGAGTGGTAGCCGTCTTACTAAACGCCGCCGCTATCGTCGTCTCTTTCGGCTTCATGATTTTCACGCGCATTTCGCGCTGAATATCCGAGCAATTGAATTTGTAAATTCCCGAATCGAATTCGACAGACTGATCAACGAACTGCGTGGTTAACAGCGTGTAGTCTGTCCACGCCAAGCCTTTATAGCCGACATAAACTTGCGTCCGTTTCTTGCGAACAGAGCGGTTATTAGTGTTGAGCTGTGTGCCGAGTTCGGTTGTGATTTGCGAGGTGTAATCAACAACCTCGTACGAGATATCGCCGATGGTCGAATTGCCGGTGATCGGGTCAAGGCTTTGCGACGTGCTCGTGAACGACTTGATGACACCCGTGTACGCGGTAACGCCTGCTGGCCCGGCCGCATCCGCATGCGACGTAAACGCGCGCAAGATCGTGTTTGCGGTGTCGAAGGATTGAATGATTGTAAAGCGGGTGTCTTTTGATTTGGCCTGATTCGCGGCTATAAACGTGCGTGTGTCTGTTCTCATATTACCCGGTACGAAAAAGTAGCTTGGTACAGGTGCGAGGTAATGCGGTCTATTTTTCCATCGCCTTCAAGGATTGCGGACACGACTTCGTCTGTGGCGATTGATTTTACAGATACGTTATCGAAAAAATTATAACCGTTATTTGTTGCGTCGTTGGTGAACTGTAGATAAGTGGTGGCAGTTGTTGCCATAAAATCAACGGAATGAGTCGTCGAAGTCGTAATCACCTCGGAATATATATCGGTACCCCCCGACGTTGTGCCAAGGTATGCGCCGAAATTGGCGCACGTTCCTATCGCGCTATCGAAGGTTAGGCGATATTCAACACCCGCTATAGTAGTAAAAGAGTCACACTTTCCTTGACCGTTGACGGCGCCTGAATTTGTTATCTTAAGCCGTCTAGAATCTACCGATAGAGTCGAGTTGCCAGCCGTCCAGCCGGTTGTCGCCGTATCAAAGGTGCCGTTTGTTATAAGCTCCGGGCGCGGGTCTTGATACAAGTCAATAGTAAACGTCTCGCCACCCGCACAACTGTCGAAAAACTCTTTCCAGTCGTCTGCTTCCGATCTACTTAAAATTGCGGTAGTCGTGACAGTATGAATCTCATCCTTGCGCCCATAGTTCGATTCAGAATTTCCGCCAATCGAGATTTGACGCCAGCCTCCTACGGACGGACGTCCGTCTGATTCTGACGCGATGTCTTTTTCTAGGGTGTAGCCGCTATCGGCTTGCGTTACGGTGATTGCGCTAAAATCATTGTAGGCATTAAGTTCGTTGCTGTTTTGCAGCCAAATTTCAGTTGTAGTACTTGTTGCTGTGAATGTCGCCGTATATGTCGTTGCCGTGGTTGTCAGAGACACTGAGCCTAGTATCGTTCCACCAAAATAATCAGATGCGTAAAATGCGGCCGCAGTGCACGTGCCTTCAGTGTATAAAACAGACATGTCATAAATATGGCCAATAACGGTTGGAATAAATAAATATCCAAGTCCGTTGACGGCGCCTGAATTTGTGATTCTTAATTTAACCCCAGAAATCGAAAGTGTTGCGTTTGATCCAGTCCACGGACCTAAGTCATAAATAACGTCGGATAAAAACGGCTGACCAACTAACTGCGTATCACCGTGCCCGAGCGTCGTTATTTTTTTAACACTCATCAACGAAATTTCCGCGTATTGCGTGCCGGTTGATGCAATCGCGTAAGTAATGATGCTTATGCTAGTCGCTAACGGCACAATAGCCTGAGAAAAAGAGCCAGACGACGCGTCACCATAAGCCGTGCGATACGCAACCCCGTCTGTAACTACAATATAAACATCGCTGGCCGTACCAATCTGATATGTCGCTTCAATAAGGTACAATTCGCCATATTCAACCGCTACTGATTGGCTGGCTCCTGGATTGTTAACGCCATTACGCGCAATGCGTAGCGCTCCGCTTGTTGCGCTCAACGTCGCGCTATTCGCCGCCGTCCACCCCGTCGTATTATTAAACGGGCCAGGATTCGTCACCAGATTCGATCCGAGCACGTCCGGGCGGTGAGTGCGCTTGCTGGTGTAGTTAATAATCATGCCGTGGCCCCTGCAATGGTGCGCGCCTGAGCTGAGTTTTCCAGCATAAATACGCCGTCCTTTCCAACGAAGTCGCTCATCGCATTGACGACAATTTCCTGCACGTCCGTTCCGAGAACGGCACCGTTAAAGCTGATGTTGAACACGATAGGGGTCTTTTGTTGCTGCTGAGGTTGAGACGAAGAAGAGCCGGAAGGAGTTGTTGTTGGTGATCCAACGCCAGACCCGGACGATCCGCCGCCAAACGAAGAGCCACCGCCTTTGGCTATTGCAACACTTTGAGCTATTCCGCCCGCCGCAACTAATCCGACTTGTGCGGCGCCCCAACCTTCTACCGCAGAGGCGAGCGCAAAGTTAGGAAACGGCGGTGTTGTTGCAAGTGCTTGAGCCGCTGCCACGTGAGTGGCGGCCATAATTTGGAAAATGGAAATTCCCTTGGTGATCAGCAATTGCGCTTGAGCAGCGGCTTTGCTTTTACCGGCAAACTGGCCAAGCAAATCAGCCAATGCTCCAAATGTGGCATATTGCGCCTGCCGTCGAATGCTGTTGATTCTTTCCTCATTCTGCAACTGCGCTTCCCATACCGCGCCCATGTCGGCGTTGAGCGCTTCTTCATCCGCGCGCCACTTCTCAAGATGTACAGCGTGTTCCGCGTCAAGGTTTGCAAAATGATTTCTGTACACCTGAACTTGTGCGTCTTGCGCCATGGCTACGGAGTCGAGTTCGAGTAGATAATTCTCGCCTGACTTTTCCTGTAGCTCTTGCCAATACTTGTCGCTAATACCAAACAATGCCTGATGATTTTTTGCCGACTCATCAAGAATCCGCTGCCACTGGTCAGCGGTGAATCCGGGCGTAGCCATTGCGGATTTAGGGGCGTCGACTGGTCCGCTACCACTGCGATCTATTGTGCCACTGGAAAGGTCTGGCTCCTTATCAAACATCTTTTTCTTGGCGTACATGATCGCCGTAAGAAGCGGCCCGCCCCATGTCCAATCCTTAGCCATGTTAGCAATAGCGGTTGAAGAAAAGTCAACAACCGCCTGAATCCCGCCTGAGAACTCAACCATTAAAGATCGCGCCGACCCTTTAATGCTTTGCGATAACCGATCAAACGCGTCATCCAGCGCCTGCACCTTCTTTTCGTCTTCCTTCGATAAGGAAAGATGGAATTTATCTACTTCAGCTATAGCGGCCGAAATGTTCTCGGGCATTTTTTCAAAAACATTGACCAGCCCGATTGAAGATTTACCGAAAATTGCGGTCGTGGCGGCGCTACGTTCGTACGAATTCGACAGCTTGCTTATCGCTTCGCCGATCTGCAAAAACGCTTCGTCCGGCTGCATTTCGCGCAGCACTTCAATGCTCAGGCCCAAGCTACGTATTTTATCCGCAACCGGCCCGGTCCCTTCCGCCGCGTTACCTAGATTTTTGGAAAACTTCCCGAGCGCTTCCGTCATCCCTTCGGCAGATACCCCAGCCAATAGCGCCATGTGTTGAAACGCGGAAAGCTTGTCGGTAGAAATGCCGAGGTACTTGGCTTGGTTTATTAGTTGGTCGGTTTCATCGGCAACGCTCTTGGTAAAGTTCGCAAGCATCGACAACCCGGCAACGCTCACCATTGCGGTGATTGTTCTGCCTACGTTCTCAGCGGCGCGCGACATGCCGTCAAAATGCTGTACGGACTTGTCCTTAAACCCCTTGATAAGACCCGTCGCCTTATCAAGGTCGGTTTGCAGGCGAGCGACGCGCGCAACCAAGTCGATTTCAACAGCGCCAACAATGGCCATCTATTTTTTTGCCTCGTTACGTTGCTTGAAGAACGCGAACCACAACTGCGTCTCGAACTCCGTCATATCCATGATCTCTTCGAGCGTGCGTCCTAACTCAAAGGCAAGGGTCATGTATATTTGTAAGTCGGAGTCCTCGGCTAGTTTTTTTCCGCGTCCTCAACGGTTGTGTCGCTTTTGTGCATCGCGTCTGAAATTCGAGAAATCACGGCTGGGTCAACCGACATCATCAACTCAGTACGGTCCACATCCTTGAACAGAGGCTCCATTTTTTCGTTCAAAGCGCGCACGATGAGGGTGTTAATGTCCATGTCAACAGCGGCCCCCATGGTGGCGCGGTCGATATTTTTAAATATCAACTTCTTCTGTTTGTTTGACATCGGCTTCCAGTATATTTTAACGCCCCACTCGGGAACGTCGAGCGACTGAACTCCGCTTGAAAGCTTTTCCATGAAGTGGGATTTTGCGCGGTCGATAATCTCGCTCATATTAAGCCGCCGTGCTTAAGGTAAGTGCGCCGCTGCCTTGAAAAGCAATAGAACGCTTAACCGTAGAGCCCTCGGCTACGGCAATTCCGACTGACGTTACCAGCGCCGTTCCGGTGTAATACTTATCTCCAGCCGTTGCGCCTTCCGGATAAACATTTAAAGTGACGCTCGCGCCAACAGTACACGCCTCTTGCCCGTTTGTGTCGGTCTCGTCCCAATGGGCATTAGCCGATGCCGTCCATGATTTCTTTCCCGCGATGAACGTCTTCCATGAATCAATCAGCTCCGTATCTTCGATTGTTTCACCCGTTTGATCCGCAGAGAAATCGGTGATTTCTGCAATCGTGTTAGAGCCGATTTTAATCACGCCAGCTTCACCCGAATAATGAGTTGCCATTTTTTTAAATCTCCAAATAAAAAACCCGCACTAGGCGGGTTGTGTTGTGGGACTGCTTTACAATTTAAGAACGGTAGAAGACTTCGAACGACAACGATATTTGATAAATGTCTAGGTCTGGATCATAACTATGCGACTCACCACGCAAGAACGCATCTTCAATAACGATGGATGCCGACGTTCCGTGATATCTTTTCAGCGCCAATATAACTTGGGCAACAACGGACTTTACCGACGCAAACGTTGAACCGAAACAATCGACAGACAAGAACGCTGAATTTAACGTCGTATCTTCAATGAGCGAGGTTATCGGGTTGGTGTCTGTTCTTGTCAGAACGATATAGGGGTAGGTCGGGTTCTGCCCTGCGTCTACTTTATAAACCCGCGTACCCACTAACGCCGTTGTTCCAGCGTGCGCAACCAGCCGCGCATAAATACCAGATTCCATTTATTTCCGCCTCTTAAAAAAGGACGCTAGCGAGGCTTCAAGTTTTGGACCGAGTGATTCGCCGAAACGTTTTATGGCCTCCGCGCCTTTCGACTCGAAAGCTCTACGCATAAAGTTCTGGGCTTTAATGCCCGGATGTCGAACCGACTTAACCACGCCGCCGCCAAATTTCAGAGATTTTTTGTTCTTCGGCTTAATGTCGTGTGGCTTGGCCCCGCCCTCTACGATGCTGGCGTAAAATGCAGCCTTACTTCCTGACGTTACGCGCACGCGCGGGCCACCACCGACACTGTATTTCTTTGCCACCGTCACGGTCTTTATGCTTCTGGCAAGGTCGCCAGAGACGCTATGCACATTCGACTTCGCTTCGTCCCTGATAGGTTTTCCGGCGTCTTTAAGGGCGGCAACAATAACGCCTCGCTGCATCTTTGCGGGAAGCTCTTTAAGCGCATTTAGGATATCTTCAATGCCCGTAATGCTTGCGGTTACTTCGGCCATCACACCACCTCTCGACACATTAACGTTGTCTGCCGGTCACGTTCGCCCTCGTTGATGACCGACTCAATATCGAAATAACGAGAGTCATAAAACACCCGCATTTTAGGCGTGATACTTGAGTCATGACGTATCGTAACGGTATGCGATATTTCCGACGTGTGCTGCTTGGCATTGAAATACTCGCGGCCACTCACGGGAATAACATTAGCCCACGGTGACTTTACCGTAGCCCACGTTTTTGTGGTGTCACCGTTCGCGTCTTGCGTTACTGTGATTTGCTGGATCGCAATTTTATGCCGAAGTTTTCCGGCCCTCATAAATAGAGCATCCGGTATGGTGTAAGCAGCGCGTCTACTCCGAACGGAACGTCATTAATTATTGTCCCAACAACTACGGATTCACGGTTTTCGTAGAAGTGTGCGGCCAGCATCAGAATTGCTTGATTGATTGGCGCTGGAACTGACGCTTCGGTTGTTCCGTACCCAGCGGCAAATCGAATCTTGACTGCCTTACGTTGCTCGCGTACGGATGGCCACGACTGGTTGTAGGCGAGGTAAAACAAGCCTGGCTGCGAATCGGTATCGACGGTGTAGACGGTTGACGAAAGCGTTTGCGTAGCTCCCGCGCTATCAACGTAAGTTACCGCGCTTACCGACTGCACGGGCGACTTTGCAATGCGCTCTGTTTCGCCCCCATACGGTAAATTATCAAGCCACTGATCCCACGTCTGAGTAATCAACGCGCGGCCGGTAAAGTTTTCGGCATACCTCCGCGCCGCCGTAATCAGCGCGGAAATATAGGTGTCTTCGTCGTTCCATGTAACGTGCATGTGATCCTTTGCAGTGCTTAGCGCAACAGGCTCAATTGCAGGCTCAGTAACAATCGTTAAAATCATTTAGGTGTTCCCATGCTTCGCCTGATTCGATTTCGGACCAATGCCAGTCGGCATAGGGGAGGAGGTCTAACCAATTTGGTTCGGCCATCATGTTTCGTCGGTCTTTACACACGACCTCAAGGCCGCAGAGTCCTGCGGCGACCAGTGCAGTAGTTTGGTATCCGATGGCAACTCGATGTCGGCGTAGAGCACAGCGGAGCCCTTCGCTTGATCGTTCGTCTTCTGGATGAAGACGAACTTCGTCAGCTCGCTCAATTGGTCCTCCGTAATCGGCGAGGAAAATTGAGCCGCCGCGATCCGGGCAACCTTCGACTTTAGGCGGTTCACGTCCACAGCCAACTTTAAAGTTTCTACCGCCATCTGGGCGCATCCAGCCGAGCGACACCCAATCCATGCTTTTCCATAGGCCAGTTTTTTCCTCATGGTAATACGCGCGATCTAAAAGGATCGTTCGTGGATGGTTCAGGAAATTATTCTTTGCGAAATGCGGCCCGCTGACGATGTGAATGTCGGCTGGCATTGTCGGGCTGTTCGTTACTTCAACCTTCAGTCCGTGGCGCTCGATGCCACGTTTTAACCAGTTGCCGTGCTCTACTTGATGAGGCTGCGAAGCGTTAATGTGGACGGCAATAACCATTCGACATTGTCGAGCAAGTGCCAGAGTGCGTCGATCTGATCATCTGCTTGTGGGTACTTAACCATTTGCCGTTTGAAGATTGCCGCAAAGCTTTGAAAAATATCGTGGCCAGCGGATCGAAATATCTGTTGATGACGCACCGCCCAATCTGGCTGAAAGAGCAACCGCCAGAAATCGACATGGTTTACGCACACGAGGTAATTTTGAACGAGAAGCAGGACAGCATCAGGTTGATTGAGCTATGCCTGAATTGACCGTTTTCTGTGTCTGTGTGGGTGATAAATACCACCCAGGCTATGTGTACGCGCTCAAGGAAGCGGTAGCGAAGCATTTAAGCGTGCCGCATGAGTTTAAGTGCATCACAACCAAAGATTTGCCCGGCATCCAGACCGTCAAGCCGTTTGTTCCATATCAGGGGTGGTGGTCTAAGCTGAACCTATTCACGCCCGGCATGGCGACAGGGCCGAGTCTTTACTTTGACTTGGACGTCGTGATTACCGGTAGCCTTGACTACCTGGTCGATTTCACCCGGCACGAATTCGCAGCCCCGGCCAACTGGGCAAAGTCTGGGTACGGCGGAATACAGTCGTCGGTTATGGCGTGGCGCGGCAACTGGACGGCGCCTTATGAGTACGTCAAGCCGCAATGGCCCGCCGTGGTTAATCGTCTTTGGGGAGATCAGGAGTTAATTTGGGAGATGCTTAAGGACGACTGGGTGCGCGTACCGGGCATTTACAGCTACAAATATCATTGCAGTCAAGGCGACAAAAGGCCGGAAGACATGGCGGTATGTGTGTTTCACGGGGAACCAAAACCAATTGACGTGAGGGACGAATGGTTATTGCCGTCCACATTAACGCTTCGCAACCTCATCAAGTTGAACACGGCAACTGGTTAAAGCGTGGTATCGAACGCCACGGGCTGAAGGTTGAAGTAACGAATAGCCCGACAATGCCCGCAGACATTCACATTGTGAGTGGCCCGCACTTCGCAAAG